CCCGCCATTAGTGGCAGTGCAGAGTACCGTCGTTGGTTGTCCACTCGTGATCCCTTGCCAGTTGCCGGCGAGCAATCCCATCAGCAACCAAGGGATAAGCAGTGAGCTCGATAGCTGCGAAACGGCTTGGCATGACTGCGCCGCACAAATCGATATGATTATCGAGTGCCAAACTAAACAAGAAGCTAAACAGAAAGCTAAGCAGCAAGCCAAAGACTTAAGCCAGACTGAAGGGAAACGCAATGAATAAACCGGCGCAGCTGCGTGAGTTGTTATCTAGCCATGTTCCCCACTTGCAACAAAATCCTGATTGCCTGCACGTCTTCATTGAGAACGGCAACATCATCGCCACCGGTGCGGGGCAAAACCTGAGTTTTGAGTATCAATTCAACTGCGTATTAATCGTGACCGACTACGCCGCCCATGCTGATACGCTCATCGTTCCGATTTTAGGTTGGCTTGCATCGCAGCAACCAGAGCTGCTATTGAATCCGGACAAGCGCGAGGCTGGCTTTAAATTCAAAGCCGAAATCATTAATCACACCACTGCTGACATCGAAATTGTGCTGGCATTAACTGAGCGAGTAAAAGTTGTTGCGGGTGACAATATGCAGCTTGAAGTGACGCACTTACCTGAGCCCGTGTTCAATGACGAAGCGATTGATTGGACACTTTACACTGACGGAATTTAAGTGCCATGGCCACCGACGATTTAACCCGACTCAATGAGTTATTTGACGGACTCATACAGCAATTATCCCCAGCAGCGCGCAAGCAACTTAGCCGCGATATTTCAAGACGCTTACGAGCAAGCCAAGCGCAGAGGATTAAACAAAACAATGCCCCAGACGGCTCGGCGTTTGAGGCTAGAAAGCCCCAGCCTACGTGGGCGAAAAGGCTTGGGGCTATCAAAAAGAAATTAATGTTCCAGAAAATCATCAGACAAAAATACTTAAAGCCTGAGTATTCGTCATCTACTGCCAGTGTTGGGTTTACGGGGTTTATTTCCCGCGTAGCGACTGAGCATCAATACGGGCTTAGAGGACGGATAAACGAGCGGATATCGGCTCAATATCCTAAGCGGAAATTATTGGGCTTTACTGCAAGCGAGCTCGATATGATCGATGAGAGTATTATCAATCATATTGCAGCTTATATCTAAAAGTTCATTATTTATTCTATTAAACAGGAATTTGATCTAGAGCGTGATTTTCGATGGTATCTCTATAACTTTCCACAGTATCAAAATAATGATTATAAGCAGCTAAAATTTCATTATATGTGATTGATACATAACAATCGTCGCGAATGCCATTTGTATGCGTGAATGCATTTCTTTTTTCTATAATTGCTTTTGTGTACTCCTTATCAAAAGGTGGCATCTTTAACTTAAAAAGTAGCTCTGATATAAAGCTTATTGTTACTGGGTCGTTAAATGTCGATTTCAGAAGCATGTTTTTAAGTTTTTTTTCAGAGGTGACCATTTGTAGTTTGAATGATTTTTCAAGGATAGGTTTGGGAGTGGATTTTATATTTTCCATTGCTCTAGAAATGTAAATAGGTTGATTGCAAAAAATTTTGAATAGCTCATGCACAAATCCTTCAAAAGCAGAAATTATACCAGAAAATATAGTGCCTTTTAGGAAAAGATTATTTTTATCATCTGTTAGGAGATGGAAAGCTTTTGCTAGGCACTCCATATTATTATTGAATTTGTCAATGCTACTTGTTAATTCGACTGAGATATTTAACAATTCATTTACTTCATCCATTCTCAGTAAATCATCATTAATTTCTTTTTCTAAATTACCGGTGTCATCTATAAAATCAATAGCTTCATTTTCCATCTATTATCTTCCAAAATCTGTAGTGACAATATTATTTTCACTCACTATATTGAGTTTTTTAATAAACTAAGTCTAGAGAAAAAACATACGCTATAACTTCCCGCATACCACTCAAAGCCTTTGCGGCTAGCCATACAACTGGCAACCATAGCCGCATGAACACGACCGCAGCTATCGCTGAACTTACACGCCGTATCGATAACCTTTTACGCATTGGCACCGTTGCCGAAGTAAAGGGTGATTCGTGCCGAGTAAAAACTGGCGAGTTACTCACTCAGTTCCGTCCCTTTTTTACTCGACGCGCCGGCACAGCAAAAACCAGTTGGCGTCCTACCGTTGGTGAGCAAGTCATGCTGCTATCGCTCAGCGGCGATCTAACCAACGCTTACATCCTTCCTGCGCTTTATAGCGATGAAAATCCTGAGCCTGACGATAACAACAATCGTGAGCGCACCGCTTATCCAGACGGCGCCGTGATTGAGTACGATCCAGATACCAGCGCGCTTAAAGTTACCGGTATCAAAATCGCCACCGTACAGGCGAGCGAGCGGGTGACTATCGACTGCCCAAACTCGGAGTTTACAGGCAATGTACTGGTCAAGAAAAAGCTCACTGTAGAACAAGGCGCTAAGGTTACTGGGGCGATTAATCATTCAGGCAAGCTGACCAACAACGGCGGTATGGCGATTACTGGTGGCGCAAATATCGACGGTATTAATTTTGGCACCCATAAACATGGTGGTGTCGATGCCGGCTCGGGCACGTCGGGAGGCCCTCAATGAGCACCAATGAAAAATGGCAAGGTATGAGTCGCTTTACCGGCCAAAGCATTAGCGAGTCGCAGCATATCAGCCAAAGTATCCAGGACATATTAACCACGCCATTAGGTTCGCGCGTGATGCGTCGTGACTATGGTAGCGCCATTTTTGAACTTATCGACCAACCCCAAAGCGCCGCGGTAAAGCTGCAGATTATGGCGGCAGCTGTTATCGCGCTAACCCGTTGGGAGCCGCGTATTCGCATCTCTGAGATTGAAATTATCAGTGGCGGCAACGACGGCAAAGTGCAATTCAACTTAGTAACCGACCGCATCGACACTCAACGCGCCCAATTATTCGAGGCCACCTATGGCTGAGCTCATTGACCTTTCTAAAGTTCCTGTGCCTGACATTATCCAGCCGCTGAGCTTTGAGCAGCGCTTTGCTGCGCTCAAGCAATTGCTGATTGATATCGACCCAAGCTATGAAGCTGTGGTGGCGCTAGAATCCGACCCTGTTACCAAATTACTGCAGGTATTTGCTTATCGTGAAATGCACTTGGTTGCGCAAATTAATGATGCCACTCGCGGTAATATTTTAGCCTCATCAACGGGTAATAATTTGATCGCGTTAGGCTCACGTTATGACCTAGCGCCATTAGTTATCCAAGCGGACAATCCAACTGCAGTGCCGCCAATCCCCGAAATTTTAGAGGATGAACAATCCTTTAAGCGCCGCGTGCAAATGGCGTTTGATGGCTTAAATACGGCGGGCAGTATCGACGGTTATATCTTTTTTGCGCTGGGCGCCGATGGCCGCGTGGCTGATGCCAAAGCCGTGAGTCCTGAACCCTGTGAAATGGTGGTCACCATTCTATCTATCGAGGGTAATGGCACAGTTAGCAATGAGCTTCTTATTAAGGTACGTGACGTTTTTGGCATGAGTGCCGACGGTTTATCACAGTCAAATACCCCTTCAAAAGTGCGGCCGCAGGGCGATAGAGTAACTATTCAGGGCTCTGGCATTGTTAATTACAGTGTGCAAGCCGTGTTACAGCTGTTGCCGGGGCCAGATGCGCAAGTAGTGTTAGCTGCTGCTAATCAAGCTTTAGCACTCTACCAAAAGGAGCAGCGCCGTTTGGGGGCTGATATTACCCGCTCAGGAATATTCAAAGCGCTGCACCAAAGTGGCGTCAATAACGTCAATCTGATTAGCCCATCCGCTGATGTAACCGTGCTTGATCATCAGGCAGCATATTGCACCAGCGTTAATATTTCGATTGGGGGCATAGGTGAATAATTTGGTTTCATCGTTACTGCCACCCAACGCATCCCAGCTTGAGCGCGATATTGAGCAAGTGATCGCCGGCTCGCTGGATTTGCCCCTGTCTATTGCTGAACTGTGGGATCCGTTTCGCTGCCCATTGTCTTTGCTGCCTTGGCTAGCGTGGGCCTACTCAGTTGACCAATGGGCGGACAGTTGGCCTGAAAGCGTTAAGCGCCAGGTTGTTAACGATGCTTTCGATATTCATCGCCACAAAGGCACGCCCTATGCGGTGCAACGGGCACTTAATAGCTTAGGCATTAAGACCAATATCCTCGAATGGTGGGAAAGCGCTGGCAGCAATGTGCGCGGCACCATGAAAGTGCTCGCGTTAGTTAACGACAATATCACTGACGAAGATGAAGGATTGATCACCGCAAAAATGCTCGCCATGGTGACAGAAGCCATTCGCAACTCAAAACGTGGCTCGATCCATTTTGATGTTGAGCTTGGTATCTCATTTGAAGAGTCACTTTCAATTGCT